AAGAGCTCTTCACAAAGATAGAAGCATTGGTCAAGAACCACAACACTGTAGCCGGTCGCCTGATCTTCAAAGGGACCGATTTATACAACATGTTGTCTGGACCAATGTTTATGGAGCTCATGAGGAGGTTTCTCCTCACTGAGAACAACCTTGATACGGTCAAATTCAAGGTAGCTTACAAGCAACAAACTCCCGAGATTGTTTCACATTTAAGTAGCATTCGTGCTGCTTCTTTCATTGAAGCTGACTTTTCCGCTAATGACAAAAGTCAGGTTCGTGATGTCCAAAACCTCGAGATTGAGTTTATGCGCCGCCTCGGTTGCCCCGCTTGGTTCCTTCGCCTCCACCGCCGAAGTAACAAGTTCGCCGTGTATTCCACCAAATACGGACTTATGTCGCATATTTCGTATCAACTCCCGTCAGGTTGCACTGATGGGACTTTTAGGAATACATTTTGGAACTTGTGTATCTTCAACGGTTGGTGTGAGGCGAGGGGCTTAACCTCAGCCCGTGCCTGTTTCTTGGGTGACGACATGCTCGCCGCCCTTCCTCGTAGGCCTCGTTGTGCTGCTCGGACTTATACCACTTATGCCGCTCGTGCATGCATGGAAGCTAAAGTCACTTCATTCCGCTCGCTTCGGCAGGGTCACTTCCTGTCTAAGCACTTCTACCCTGTACCAGGTGTTGAAGAGGGTCACGTGATGCTTCCTTTTCTTGGTAAAGTCCTTGCTAAGTTTAATTCCCGACCTAATGCCAATGATGCCGTCTCTGACGACCTCTATATGGCCGGGAAAGCTTTGTCACACGCCTACGAGTTTCGCTACTGTCACTTGCTTGCCAATTGTTTCATCGAACGTGCTAACGTCCATCTGGCCGTTACCGATGGCGCCTACTCTTTGGAGGGCGTCTCTTATCACGTTCGCATGTTGTCTCAATATCGTCATGGGATCACCGATCTCTTGACTTCATTGTCGTGGCCCGATTTGGTCGGACGCGACGATCTTGACGACTTTTGGCAACGCAATTGGGACTTGACCTTCGGCGAGGTCTTCCCCAGTTTCAGGCACATTGTCACCATGGACTATTCCGCTGGTCTTCTTGGTGGACTCTCCGAGTTCATCGGGGACATGTAACCGTGTCCCGCTCTTGTCTCCTTCGGGTTCACTTCTGAGTGGACGCCAATGCGCACTCAGTCGTGTACGGCTTGGTCATGGCCCGACTT